CGGTGCTATATTAAATAATTCAGCCATTTTTTCGGTAAACATACCTCTTTCTGAATAATGGAATGAAAAATATTTCAAATCCAATTCTAATGTGTTTCCGTTTAGTTTTGCTAACTTTTCAAATTGTTCTTTATAAATATCTTTAGAATTACCGTATGCTGCTAATCCCATAACTTTGTATTCACCACTATTAGGTTTGAATCCTAAAAATGCTGTAACTGATGCGTATAATAAACCCAATGAATGTGGAAAATAATTTCTTTCTAATTGTTGAATGTATTTACCTTTTACTCCCAACCCTAATACGGCTGTTTCATTTTCACCAACTCCATCAACGGAGAATAAATGTGATTCGGTAAATGGTGATGTATAGAATGAATATGCTAAGTGAGAAAGATGATGTTCACAATATTTTATTTCACCTCTATACTTTAATGTATTTCTAATAATAGAATCAATATCATTATTACCTTTCCATGTCAATAACTTTTTAGTTAATCTCCATGTTTTAGGAAAATATTTGTGATATTGTTCTTTAAATCTTTCGTATTTCTTTTTAGGATCTTCGTACCAAACAATTTTATCTATTTGATTAATCTTAAGTTTATTTTGTTTTAGAATCCAATTAATCGAATTGATAGGAAATCTTTGGTCATGTTTAATACCGGTAAATCTTTCTTCCTCTTGTGCAGACAAGACCTTACCATCTACAATTAATGCAGCTGCTGAGTCGTGGTAAAAAGCTGATATACCTAGTATTCTCATTTAGTTATTACTCTCTTCCAAAACGGGTCTTTTGATTCTTGTGTAATATCTCCTTCATCTAAAAATTGATAATACAATTTCATTTGAGTTTCTTTCATTTTAGAAACAACTTTAGTTATATAATGTGTTTTATAACCAGTCATTTCTCTTACCAATAAGTATAACGATTTTTTATTAAATGATTCTATATATTCTGCTCTTCTAAATAATTCTAAAACAGCATCTGCAATTTGAATATCTCTTTTCTTTGAAAATTCTCTATTAAGATTTAAATCCCAATATTGTAACATTCTATCATTAAAAGTTTTGAATTCTTCATTGTGAGATGTTTGTTTGAAATCATTTTCCAAATCCCAACTTTCAGGCATTTCACTAATTTGAGATGTAGCTTTAAATCTTTTATAATTTGAGTTGTTATTTAAAATAAGATAATTACGAGCTGCGATTGTAAAGTAACTGAATGCTTTACCTTTGCCTTCTTCAAATTTATGAATTTTTTCCAAAAGAAATGAAATTACTTCATGTTTAATATCTTCTTTATCATCATCAAAATAAGTAAATCCCCAAGTATTTAATACATTTTCCGCTAACTTATAAAATGAATAGTGGATATGTTCTGAATATAATTTATTCCTTTCTAATTGATTTGTTGACTTATTGTATGCTATAATAGCAGCTTCCGTTTGCTCCGTAAAGTAACGGGTGTCTTTTTTCTTTCTACCCATTAGTTTCTTCTATTTCTTTTAAATTTTTTTCAATAGTATCTTTCAAATCATTAAATATGGCACCAACTTCATCATCACTTTCAAATGCACCATTAGTATCTATTTCTTTCATTGCTACATACATTGCAATAAGTTTATCTAAATTATATTGTAGTTTTAAATCCTGAGCTTCTACTAATTCTTCCATTTTCTCCAATTTTTTTAGGAGATTCCAAATTATATAACCCAATGTAAGTAAAACTAATATTGTTAATATTACAAACATATTATGCTACCTCCCATCCTTGTTCTAAGTAAGTTGATAAATTCTTTTTCTTAACTGAAAGTGTTTCTTCACCCTTTTTAAGAATAAATTTTTCATTTCTACCTAATTTAGCAAATGCAGTTAAATGTACAGTTTCAGTATATTGTCTATCTCTAATTGTTAAACCATTTAAGTGGTCAACTTCATGTTGAACACAAACTGATTCTAATAATCCTAAATCACTAAATAATTTATTAATATCTTCGTGATTTCTTTCTTCCGTACCAAATTCTAATACGTCAGGAAAATTATCTGCTTTTACCTTTACATTATAAGAACGAACTGTCTTAATAGGTTTTTTCATTGTTTTGGGTAAAGATAAACAACCTTCAAAATAAACCAATTTTTCTTGTCCTTCATCAACTATTTCTGGATTAACTAATACTAATGGAGTTTCTCTCACATTAATTACACAAATTCTTTTATTTAATCCAATTTGATTTGCACTCATACCTAAACCTTGTTGTTCGGTTACTGCGGTTAATAATGCAGCTGTTGCTAAATCTTGTTCTTCTTTAGTGAATGGTGTGTTAGGAATTGATTGTTTTAATATTCCCTTGTCTGTTACTATTTTTATCATATGTAATGTTTAATACTCAAATATACATTAAATAATTAATTATTCAAAATAAATTTATGTATTTTTTCGGCTAATCGTATGTTTTCACTATTACTTATATGACCATCATTCCATTTACCATTTGTTTCATCTGATATTTTTTCTAAATTTGTAGAGCAAACAAAGGGATCATTATTATCTAATATAATCATTCTTTTATCTTCTATTACATTAATTTTATTTGGTTTTATCCAAAATAAAGAATAACATTTAATTCCATAACTTTCTAAAAAATTAAATATAGAATATACTCTTTGCATTTCATACCAACTACGATATTCTTCAAATTTGTCTAAATATGATAATAAAACTATACTATCTTCCATAGTAATATTAGTTTCTCTTAAAAGCATATCTATATCTATCTTTGGATTTAATACGAAGTCTTTCCATTGCAAATTATTATCATTTATTCTAAAAAATGCATTTTGAAAGAATTGAAATTGAAATACAACTATTTTTGCATTATCAATTAATTCTTTTAAAGAATCTGTTAGTATATTAACATTATTAACTAAATTATTACCAACCCCTGCCATATTTTTATAATCCATACCTATTTTTTGTGATAAATAATATGGATATGGTTCGTATGTATAATTTAAATCTTTGGGTTTAAAATATTCCATCCCCTTTGTATGACTATCTCCAAAATAGTATATCATATCTATAATTTCTCAAAATAACCACCAATATCAAATTTTGCTTTCATATTAATTGAACCTGCTTCATTTGGTATAAATTTAGCTGGATCTACTAAACGAAAATCAACTGATACTCTTGTTTGGCTACTATCATTGTTTTTATTACCATGATATAAATTTGCACCACTAAATACTAATATTTCACCATAATTAACAGTATATGGTTTGTAATCACCCTTATCTTCTACACTCTCCATCCAAATTGTATTTTGTTCGTTGGTATTTACAAATGGCATCCAAAAATTAACCTCTGTCACTCCATGATTGTAAGTTCTATCTTTATGCCACTCACCCACTCCCAAATTACCTTCTGCTAATTGAACTCTAAATGTTGGTATATCTTGATATATAATTTCATCGTAACCAAATCGTTCTTTAAGCTCTTTTACTAATTCTAAGTAAGTAGGTAAGAATTCTGTTTTATATTTTTCGTAATATCTTTTATGCCAAATCGTTGCTTGGTCTTTTTCTCTAACAAATAAATCATAATGTTCTAAAGTATGTAAATCTTCTAATGGAATAGTATCGCCTTCCCATACTTCTAACATTTTTGAAACTATTTCTCTAAATGGATACTTTTTTGTATCGTAACTGATTTTGTAAGGTGTTTGTAAATACATAATTTTTAATATAAGTTATAATAATCTTTTAATCTTAAATCATTTTCTCTAATTTCTTGTATTTTAGGATCTGCATCTAAAATATTGTTTGTAACCGATAATTCACCATAAATAGTATATCCTACTAATTTATAATTTTGTTTTCTCCTATTTCTAGCTTTTACAAATAACCAATCATCTTGTCCCCACAATTTCATTTCTTCCGGTATTGGAGAATAATTTTCTTTATGAACAAAGATTGCACAACCCCATCCACCATTTCTTCTTTCAATTGGTTCTAATCCAAACTCATGTCCATAATGTTCAATATTATATTCCGTTTCATCTAAACCAATTAATCCATTTTGTTCAGTAACGTGAGGTTCTAATATATCTAATATTTTCCAATCCATCCAAATATCATCATTTAAAATTAGAAGTTTATCATATTTTGCCATGCTTACACCTTTATTCCAAGCTGCGGTTACATAGGTGTTTTCTCTTTCAATTACATGATATATTTTAGGATGTATGATTTCATATCCCAATTCACCACCACTATTATCAATCAAAATAATTTGACCAACCAAAGGATGTTCACATAATTCGTTTAATGTTTCACCCAATCTTTTTGCTTTCCACATTGTGGGTATTATAACTGAATACATATTTTATTATTTTTTAATTCCGTAAAAATATAAATCTGATGGATTTTGTCTACTACTAAATTTATAATCATTAAATATAGAATCAAAATCTATCTCACCTTTCATTATTTCTTCATTTAAGTTTCTATAATAATCTCCCACAAATGGTGCATCCTGCGGAGATGTTCTACGAGTCCCATGTTCAGGTCTACCATCTGTTGCACATGTAAATAAAAATAATCCACCACTCTTTAAATGGTGAATAATGTTGTTTATTGTTTGAACCCAATATTCATCATGCTCAAAACACTCAGTAGATATAATAACATCATATCTTTCATCCGTTTTGTATTCATGTCCTCTACTAATTACATCTACATTTTTACCTTTACCTAAATCTACCCCAACATAGGTGTAATCTTCAAATAAATAACGATTATTACCATTTATATCCAAAGAACCAATATCTAATACTGAAACTCCTTTAAATTTATCTGGAAACTTTGATTGAACTGAAACGCAAAAATCCTTTTGCTCTTTATGTGCCATTTTAGTATGTTTTTGTTATTGAATCAGTATTATCTAATTCTTTTAAATGATCCCTATATAATTTATTGTATTTGTGAATAGAATTACCATTTTGCATCCAATATTTAACTGCTGCTGGATTGTTTATCCATAAGTTCTTATTTTCCCAATTAAAATCTGGTTCTTCGTAGTATGGTATGGGTTTTTGTTCAATAATAGGTTCATTTTCATCGATTTTATCATCACCATACACTCCATATGTTTTTTCATCATATCCATCTACAAATTCTTCTAATTCTTTTTGAAATACCGATTCTTTTTCTTCTTTTTTAGCAATTAATCCGTTAAATGCGATAATAAGTGCTACTGCAAGAGGGTCAAACACAATTACAATCAAAAATATGAAGAATTTTACTACTTTTTTCAATTCTACACCAAAAGCCTCTGCTACAAATCGAAATCCACCAACTTCTTTCTCCAAATCTAAATTAAAAACCTTAATTTTGTTAATTTCTTCGTTATTTTTAGTATTTTCATCTTGCAAATCACTAATTTTTTTGTTAATTTGTGCACTTTGCTTATCTTTGTTATCAATTGAACGTAAAAGTCGGTTATTTACCTTACCATTATCCAAAATTTTACCTTGCGTTGAGGATAAATTGGTTAATTGAGTGTTAAGTTGTGTAATTTGAGCTGAATTTTGCTCTATTTTTGTTGTATAAACCGCAATTTCTCTATCTACCTGTTGCAATTTAAGATTTTGTTGTTGAAATGCGTTAGAAAGATAACCAAATATACCAGCAGAAGTGATTATCATTAATAATCCTACTGCTAAAGTAAGATACCATTTGTTAAACCCCTTAAGGGTACTCCATTCTTGCTTCAAATATGTTGCAGACACTAATTTAGCGAACTCCAAAGAGCCCGCCATAACCATTACGGATATAGATGCTCCACTAAATAGAACACCTAAACCCGTTACGGAAAAGAAAGCGGCACAACCAGCTATGATTATTGCCGAAATACCAACCAACCATTTAAGCCAGTTCATTATCCTTCTCTTTCTAAATCTACTAATTCATTTACTTTAGTTAATGAATATAAAATTTCATCAATCATTTTAATAGCATCCTGCGGAGTAATAGGCTTACTACCCTCAGTTGCTTGTCTTAAATAATTAACTCTAATTTCAATGTTGTTTAAATTGTCTCTTACTTGTTCTTTGTATCTCATATTTGTTTATTTAAAAAATTCTGCTAATTTTGTTTCTTGTTCTAATTCATCAGGCGAGCAATACTTTGGAATCTCATAATCTCCTGGCTTTCTGAAAACTAAAAGATACTCATGTACCTTTGAGGTGTAACGTTTTGCCGCAGTTTTTCCAATTTGTAATGCTGCGAATGGTGAAATATTTTCTAGTATAACTATATCGTGCTGTAAAAATCCGTGCTTCTTAAAGGAATTGATAACATCACCATGAAAGTTTTGAAACTCACCACCAGTCCTTAAATCACCTACAACCCAACATGCAAATGCCCCACTCTTTAAAACTCTATAACAATTAGAAATACACACATCAATTTTACTCATAAAGGATTCATATCTATTCTCATCACTTAATTGACCAGGAACTGATTCGTATCTTTCTAAATTAAAGTAAGGTGGACAAGTAAATATTAAATCTGCACTCTTATCTGAAATTTCTTCCATTAAAGTTCCATCACTATTAATAACATGTGGTTTAACACCATGTGCTGCAAAATGTGTTTGAACTCTTTCGTATGTTCTCGGTGAAATCTCAAATCCGGTGTAATCTCTACCCAATTTAGTTGCAACAAATCCTCTTGTTACTCTACCGGCAAATGGGTCAACTACCTTACTACCTTTCATACTCCAAAACTTATACACTTGTTCAGCTAAGCCAGCATGGAATTCGGAGAATGTATAACCTGGTAAAAACTCTGATGTGTCACTACGGCGTTGTTCATCCATACCATCGTTAAGGTACGCATCGTGCCATTTTAACTTACTTTCTTTAGTAGGTCTGTTAATTGATAGGGGTAAGAACCCAAATTGGTCTACAACCTTTATATCGGTTCGTAGAGGTAATACTTGTGAATATTCTGCCATAATAAAAAAAGGGTAGTTGTTTAGACTACCCTTCAAATATACGAAATATAACTGAACTAACCAACTTTAATGGATAGTTTTTTTGGCTTTCTTTCCTCAAACTTTGGAATAGATATATAAAGAACGCCGTTTGTAATTGTGGCTTCCGCCTTTGCACCATCCCAATCTTTTCCAATAGTTAATGTCTCATCAATTGTTTGAATTAACTCATTTTGAATTTTAGAAGGTTTGGTAACTTCATCATCGTTTGTTTTAGATTTAACTCTAATTTTATCAGACTCATAATCTAATGTTAATGTCTCTGCTGAATGTCCTGGTACTAATAAACCAATCTCTAATACATCATCTGTAATATCAATTGCTACTCTTTGTGATGATGTTTTGAAAGTGGTTTTAGTACCTGTTGTTTTCCAATTCTGACTGTAATCTGTTGAGAACCAGTCTTCAACTAATTTGTTGTAATCTACTAAATACATAATTTAATGTTTTTGTTTGTTAATAATACTCTATATAATACAATATCCGTACCATTAGGATTAAACTGACAATTTGTTAGAATTTTCCAACATTGAAAGTAAATGTGTCAGATTTTGCTGACTGTCTTTCAATAATTGTACTCATATGGTCTGCCCAATGCATTACATATTGTATGTTTGATTTAAGATATTTACTTGTATCAAAAACCTTATAATATTTTTGATTATCTTCATCATATAAACCATCGGTTAATTTAATACCAAAATATTCATTTTCAGTAATTGCAATTGCGTATTGATTTAATAATAACATAGTTCTATCCGTTGCGGTTAAATATGATAATTGTGGGTTTCTCTTATAAACTTCTCCTCTTTCAACATGCCATTTACTATCATTTGGTACATAATTTAATTGCTCTTTAGTACCTAATTTACCTAAGTCGTGATGTAAAGCAGTAAAAATCAATTCCTCATCAGTAAAATCAATATTACCACCTTGCGATGCAAATAACTCTTTCATTTTAATTGCGTTTTTACATACATTAAAGATGTGGTCAATATAACCACCCTCATACGCATTGTGATAATTTACATTACCACTCGCAGGTGATACTATCAAATTTCCACCTAATTCATCTTCCGAATACATAAACAATAACTTGTCTAATCTTTCTCCGGTAAAATACTTTTTAATAATAGCAAGAAACTTATCATAGTTCTGCTTTAATTCTACATCTGTTTTTTTCATTTTGTTAGATTTTCTTTTGTTAAGATTTTATATAATAATTCTACTTCTTCTTCGGTTTCTAACATTGGTAAATTATCAAAAAGGGTCATTAAATATTCACCCTCATTAATATCCATTGTTTTCCATTCATCGTTTGCTATTGATATAAGTGTAGGTCTATCACTAACATCATCATCTTCTTTTGGTAGTGGTAATATCCAATAATAAAATTCTGAATCTTCATCACTTTCCTCTATTTTAATTGCTCCCCACTTCTTAAATGAATGGTCGGTAATTGGTGTTTGCGGCATTGTAATCATACTCAAATATACTAAATTTTATTCTAATCACAAATAATTTTGATTGATTTTTGAATTGAATCCAGTTTAATCTTTGAAAACAAATTATCTACTGGGATTTCTATTGTATATTTTGCTTTAGCTGTAATTGTAATCGTATCACCTTTCATTGCCGAAACTGGTGCGAACATTGTATTAACTTCACCACTACTTCTATCTGAATAAGAAACCGGATTTATTGTAGGAATTAAATATGATTGATATGAAATTAATGGTTTAAGATTAACAGTCATTAATTTTCCAGTGAATGTATTGAAATATGTTTTTACTAATTGTGCCGTAGTATCACCTGCACTTAGTACCCAAAAATGGTCACTACTCCATAATATTTGTTCATCAACCGGCGATGGTATTTTATTTGGTTTACCATCTACTAAAAATGTACCTGTTATACGAGCTAAGTTTTGGAAAGACATTGTATCAATAATCATATGATAAAATCCATTCTTATCCAAAGTAAGTGAATTTGAACCTGTCCTATTTAATACTGAATCTATCGAAAATAAAACTGAATGTTGTGGTGGTATTGGTGTAGTAACTTCTTTATTACATGCACATAAAAATATAATACCAATAATAGATAAAATCTTCATATCTTAGAGTTTAATGTTTATAGTCAAAGATACGACTTTTTTACCTAATTTCCAACTATTTTAGGGTATTTTTTATAACTTGTTGATAATCAATTAGTTATAATAATGTCTTTTTTTCTTTTGATTCGAACTGAAAGAATGTGATTAAACTATATCTAACTCCACTTTTAACCGGAGAAACTCTATGCATTAAAGTTTCATCCATTAATAGTGTTTTATTTGTGCTAGGCTTAATTTTATGAATATTTGAATCTTTATCTTTGTATTCAAATTCACCATTTTCAAAATCATCATTTAAATAAGTAACCGCTGTCATATACGACATATCATGATGAAAATCATCATTCTTATTTGTTTCGGGTACAACTTTGTTAATCCAACTATTAACTTTAGAAAAATCGATTACATTAAATCTATTAATATTTACATTATTTTGTAATGCAATTTTTAATTTTGAATAGTAAATTTCCAAATCTTTATTATCAATAAAAACTCTATTGTAATAATTTGAACTAGTTTTTCTATTAATTTTATCAAAATTATCCGTATTAAAATCTAAACATTTTAAATTTAAAAATTCTAATTCTTCACTTGATAAAATATTGTGAAGTTCAATAATCATTTAAAAAATAGTTTTCTTCTTTTTTTGTTGTATGAAAAATGTATCATCTACATTTTCCCATTTTTTTAAGGGACATGGGTTATATTCATTTGTGAATATTTTTTTGCCAATTGGACACCCACATTCATTACAAAATTCACCCCACTTCTTTTCTTTAAATAATCTTTTTTTAGAAGGACACTCATCACAAATCTTACCTCTAGCTTCCGCTAGTTCCTTTTGTGCCGGTGTTGGATTACCCGCAATAATCCATGCTTCAACGATTTCTTTAAAATTCAACATATAACCTTTTATTTAATATTATGAATGTGTTGTAACTATTAAATTACCAATTTGGGTAACAATAGTATTCATAGCTTGGATATCAGTATCAGAAATTATCTTGCTCATATTTTATATATTTTAAAATTAACAGTTAGGTGCTGTACAAATGTGTTGTACATTACAATAAGGTTGTGTTTTATTTGGGCAAACATAACATTGTCCATTACAACTTGCACATGATCCACAACCAAAATTATGTTCAAATAATGCAAATGTATTATCCGTAGTAGTATCTTTTACAATGTAGCAGTGTTCTGCACTTTTAACCGATACAATCCAACCTTCAAAAATAGTAGATTCAACTACTACTGAACTTACGGTCTTTAATAACGCATCAAACGCTGCATCATCCGTATTAGTTGTGTTTACACCGATTAATTGGTCACCATTAATTAAATCACCACTTACTACCCATCTAACTTCATTATCTCTAAGTGTTAAAAAACTTACAACATTACCATCGGTCCAAGTAGTTCCATCGGTAAAAGTTATTGTTGCAATTTTTGAATATGTTTGTAATGGTATCACATATCCAAGTGGTGCAGTTGTATAAGTTAAACCACTAACAAATGTTGTGTAATCCATATGGAAATTAGCAGATTCATTTGTTGTATCGGTATTATTTGGATTTGGGAACACTATTGTTTTAATAATATCATCTTCCTTTAATTCAGATGGAAATTTCCAAGTACCATCTGCCATTTCGATTTTATCGGTATTGCGTAATTTAGGGTGACCAGATTGTCTAACAACATTAGTTAAATATCTTCCTCTAGAAAGATCTTCTAATTCAAAAGTATCAGTATTATAAGTTGGAGTTTCACTAAATAAATCCAATTCTGGTATTTGTGTGTTTTGTCCCAAACTAATTGATTCTAATGTAGGTGGATATAACAAATTATATGATCTTATAGTTTGAATATGTGAACCAAACAATAATTTATCTGCATTAAATAAAAATTCAGTTAAAATATATTGGTCACCCAAAGAATCAATTACTTTATCTAAATCAGTCTGAGTTGTTATTTTTAATAATTTAGGATATACATTAATATCATAGTTAGGATATCTTGATTTTATAATAAAGTTTGGGTGCACTCCATTATCCTTAATTTCATTAATTGTATTTATTAAAGTACCATTTGAATCAGTTAATGCGTATTGTAAACCAAAAGTTGAATTACCAACTAATTGTAAAAAATTACTCTTATCTGCACAATATGTATCATCTATAATAGCGGTAGTATCATATGCACTTCTGATAATTAAAATATCATCACCATCCTCAACATACGGTACAGTCAATGAATCACCACCTACATTGTAGTAAGTATACTCAATTGAATGTGTATTACAAAATGGACTTAATGCCTGATTTAATTCTGCAATATCCCCAATATACACTAATTTTGTAAAATTGTTATTTGTAATAAATGCTTCTAATGCTTCAAAATTGAATACATCTTCTACCTTTTCTATAATGCTGTTTGGATTTAAAGTAACATTTGTATTGATTTCAATAGGCTTTAAATTACCTGAGTTATCATACATAAAGTCAGTACCAACTAATACGGTTCTCATATTTTTCTATTTTCTTTGTTTATATCTATAAGTATAATAATTTTTAAAAAAATTATATTAAAGTAATGTTTTGTTTAATTTATATTTTTCTATTTTATAATCCCATGGATTTATTGCGATTATAATTCGTTCACCTCTAAATGGTTCTACCATATGTAATAATCCTTTTGGGAATGTAATTAATTCATTTGTTTTTGGGGTGTATGTTTCCAACTCTGTTATCAAATTTCCCCCAATTAAATTTTCAATTTTTGCATAGTATACTATACTGCAAATGGGTGTTTTAATTTCACCTGTTTTACTTTTTAAAACGTCATCTGAATCTATGTGCCATCCAGGATGTGTGTTGACATGTGACCAACATTCTATACCAACCATGTTTGATAAATCAACATATTCATTTATTTTGTTTAGTATTTTTTTCAATGGTAATTCTGCATGTTCAAATGTTTTATAATTTCCATCAAACCATTGACTAGATTTATTATTTTTAAAATAATCTAACATAATTACATTTTCATTTGGTGTTAAGGCCGATTCAATTTTTATTATTTTATTGCACATATTTAAAATAATTTTTGTTCTTTATCTAAAAAAAATTGTAATGTAATTCTATTAGGTGCACCTATGTTTACACAACTTACAGAATGTTCTACACCATCCATCTGCAAAACAGCTAAGTTTTTATCAGGTTTAATTGCCTTTATCTCAGTATCTTCTTTATACATTAAATACCCACCCCAATTATCATTCCATTCTTCATTTAAATAAACTGTCAATGCTGCTTTAACATGCGTATCATCATGCCATGTAATGTAACTTAATGGTGGAAAAATATGAATAACAATGTTTGTAATTACATATGGAATTTTAGGTTCACATTCTAATTTAATTTTTCTAAGAATATCCAATTCGTTTTTACCAAACTCATATCTTGCAATCAATCCACTATTACCTTTTAAACTATCTTGCCAACTAAGATTTGTATTAAATAAACCAGATTTATTTCTTATTAAAGAATTTACATATTCAGTTATTTCGGTGTATAGTTCTGAACTAAAAAATGATTCATATTTTATTATATTTTTCATATGATACTTTTATTTTCCGTTTTTACAATAGTGTTGAAATTTATAATATATCTATTGTGTTCCTTCGGCCATCCTGGTGTATGTAACAATATACCATCAAAAACAACAACTCTACCTTGCTTTGGTGATACGGATACAATCTCTTCTAAATTTTTAAAATCACCCGTTATTGCTTCTTGTTCAACTTTATTATTTATTATAGGTGTATTTCCTAATTTATTTCTAAAAAGTGTTGTACTACCATCGGTATCATTAACATAATATACCATAACTAAATGAGGTATGTCTTTATCAGTATGTATCTGTCTTAAAAAAACTTCACTATCCGGATAAGGTGATATAGGTGGATAACAACTTAACTTATATCTGTAATTAGATAATAATTTCATATCAATTTTTTCTAATACTGTGTTTTCTATATTTTTAACAATATCAATAATATTAGAATCTACCTTAGTTTTTGAATTTATATCAATTGACCAAGCTGGAAATTCATAATCATAAAATCCATGATTATCTCCATGTGATATATCTTTTTTAAAATGAACCCAATTTTTATAATTGTTATCAAAATAATTTAGCAATTCTTTTTGTAAATCGGTAGTTATTATATCATCTATAACATAATATTTTTCACCCAATACCATACTATAATAATTTACTTGATTTTTTAATTTTATATCTTTCAAATGGATTCATCGTTTCATTTCCTCTGTTTAAATAAAGATAAATAAATTCATCTATATGATATTCTGTTTTTAATAAAGGCAATATATCCCTCATAAAATATGAATCTTCACCATGATTGATATCATAAAATTTTATCTTCTTAACCAATTCAGATTTTATAACATTTTTTTGGTCAGGTGTAAAATTCATTATTGCATTTTCATAATCGATTTTATTATTAGGTGGTGCAAATCGTATTGAACAATATTTGTGAAAATTTTTAAGTTTACCCCATTGTTCTATATTACACCATTGGTTAAATGATATCACATCTACATCTTCATTAATTCCTTTCATAATCATATCAATACCACAATCCATAATCCAATCATCATCATCCCATTGAACTATATATTTACCTTTAGCCAATTCATTTAATGCATTCCTTTTATTACCAATACTCATTTCACCATTATCACATAATGAAATAATTTCAATAGTATCAGTATATGGTTCTGATTGTTTTTTTAATTCATTATATAATTCATCAAACAATTTTTTTCTTTTTTCAATGGTAGGTATTGCTATTGTTAATAAAATTTCCATTATATTAATTTGGTAGTTTTAAGATTATATCTTCTTTGATAATTAAAATCTTCTCCACTTCGATTTAATATTTGATAAATATCCTCATCAATTTTATATTCAGTTTTTAAATAAGGAGCCAAATCCATTTTAAAGAAAAATTCTTCACTCCAACTTGTATCTCTAAATTTAACTTTGTTTATCAATTCTCTTTTTATAGGATTTTTACAATCTGGTTTTACAAACAATACACCATCTATTAATTCGTTTGTATATTCTATTGATATTTTTCTGTTACAATTGGTAACATTATCAACTGGAATGTCAGTACTATAATTGTAAGATATAACATCTGCATCACTTTTCAATCCTTCCATAATTAGTTCTATTCCATGTGGATGAATCCAATCATCATCATCCCACATTACAACATATTTACCTTTTGATATATCAACTAACTTTTGTCTTTTTGCACCAATAGTCATTTCTTTGTTATCACAAATATACACTATTTCAATTAAATTACCAAATGGTTCTGATTGTTTTTTTAATTCGGCATATAACTCATTAAAACATTCTTTTCTTTGTTCAATTGTAGGTATACCAATAGTTAGTAATATTTCCATTATATTAATTTGTTTCTTATTAAATTATGTCTTATATCTAATTTAAATAATTCATTGCTTCTATTCATTATTTGATAAACATGCTCATCAATTTTATATTCGATTTTTAGATGGGGAACTAAATCTAATTTGTAATAAAAATCTTCACCAAAATTAATATCATTAAATATTACTTTTTCTATAATTTCTTTTTTTATTGGATTTTTACAATCTGGTATTGTATATAAAATTTTATTTTTATTATCAACAAACCCTTTATTATTAATCGAAATATTTCTTGGAAAAGAAGTGTAATCTGTAAGTGGTACATTACAAGAATAATTATATGATATTACATCTGCATTTGATGGTAATGCTTTCATTATAATATCAATACCATGTGGATGAATCCAATCATCATCATCCCATTGTACAATATATTTTCCTTTTGCTATGTTATTTAATTTTTGACGTTTTGCACCAATAGTTATTTCCTTATTATCACACAAATATATTATTTCAATCAAATCTCCAAATGGTTCACATTGTCTTTTTATTTCATTATATAATTCAATAAAACAATCTTTTCTTTGTTCTATGGTTGGAATTGCAATTGTTAATAAAATTTCCATTACATAAATTTATTTTTAAACATATTCTTTCCTCTTTCTATTAATAAATTTTGATTATATACTAATATATCATTTAAGTTTTTATTTAAATCGTGTAATTCATCCTTTGATAATGTATCTAATCGTTTTATTTCATGTAGTATTGCATTAAACCTATCTGTATTATTCTCTATGTTATCATACTCTTCATTTATAAAAGGATGGAATGTTTTAAATCCTATATCTTTTAAATATTGTAAAGAAAAAGGTCTTCCGAATACAATAAATGGGTGGTGGTGCATAATAGGTTTATATGTTTTTTCAGACATATAATAAAAGTTTTCATAAAAAAAAGTTTCAGTTATAATTGTTATATATGAATCTTCGTATACATTAATAAATTCACTATTGTAACCATCTAATGTAATCATATTTGATTCATCAATCCTTCTTTGTTTTTTACTAAAAATCCATTCCGCAAACTTTTGATTTTTTATATATTTGTTCAATTCCTCGGTATTAGAATAAACATCGATATCAAATGAAACTAAATTATTATCTATAAAATTATTATCGTATAAAAATAATTCTTGTAATAATTTTATGCGATGATTTCTTAATCTTCTATTTGGAATATGAAATTTATACTTTCGTTTATTATCATTACCTTTAAATAATTTATTTGTATTATTTAATGTAAACGCCTGCTTTGATTTTAAATTAAAATGCATATCTGAAAAAATTGCGTTTATCTTCGTAGTAGGGAATTTATAACAACAATGTGTAAAAGAAACATTTTCATATGATATACCCAATTCAGTAAGTTGAGTTTCTACTAATTTAATAGCAGTATCATCAATATCACCCTCTTCTACTAAATGAATATTTAAAGATATGTTATTATTAATTATATCACTTAATATATCAGATGGTATTCTTTCAACAAAAATATTTTTACCATATAACTTCGGCCGTTGAAATCCCCAATAGAATGTATGTGAAAACAACATAATATGTTCTCGTTTTTTCATTACATTAAAGTTTTATTTGATTTTTTATTATTATAAAACTCACAAATTTTAAATGTATTACCACTTTTAGGACCATTATCATGAATAACATATGGATACATATTTTTTAATGTAACTCCTGTTTTAGTAATACTAATATAATCTGCTGCATTATATGTGTTGAAAAAGAAATGATTATGTTGGTCAATCATAATATCATCATTATGTAAATACTGATATGTCCACCTTCCTTGATCTTCATATATGCATTCAACATTATCTATCATTTGCTGCATATGTTGAATAACTTTTTCAACTTTACCAATCCATACCCCAGCGTTTAAATAAATAAATTCAGTTTCTTTTGGTTTATAATCATATAAGTAATCATTTTCCGTATGTGGATATAATACCATCTCTCCACCAAATATTATTGATTTATTGTGTTTATTAAATTCAAATACTATATCCGATGGATTTTTTATAAAATTTGTATCGGTTGCATCCATATATAAAACATGCTCATATTTACCTAGTAAATTATTCTGTATGTATTCTTTTATTTTGATTACCTTAAATAAAAATAATAAAGTATCAATATCTTTTCCAGCTGTTTCTCCTTCGTTTTCTCTAATAATATGAATATCTTCTTTGTTAAAATATTTTAATGCATTATCATAAAATGCCGGCATATATGATTTTGGATAATTAAATATTTGTGTTAAAACCGCAAGTTGTTTCATTATAGTAAACTTTTATTGTATTTAATAATTTTATTATCAGGTACCAAATTATTTGTCATTTTATGTATACCAAAATAATGTGTATAATATTCACCCATTTCACTTCTATATTTATTCATATTTTTCATTTCAACTTTACGATATTTTGCTAAAATTGTTAAAAGAAATTGACTAGTTACCATTGCAATTTTTGTTTTATCAAATGTTTTATCTAAAGAAAAAATAAAATTATAAAGTATTTTCCAATATTTTACATATTCATTTTTAAATTCGATATCCCTAATATATAAAATTCCTGTATTAATAACAGGCAATCGTTCTACTGACCAAAATGGTATATGGTTTTCAATTCCTAATTCTTTCAATTGTGTAATTATTCCCAAATATTCAAAATTCCAATTACCATCTTCAAATGCATCAAATACTAATTCATCCGTAAGTTCTGGTAATCTTTTATTTAAAATAACATCTCCATCTATTAATAGAAAATTATCATTTCTATTTTCTAATACATACAATTTAGGATAATCCCATATTTTTTCGTATAGATTATTTTCTAAATAAATAAGTTCGTCTGCAATATCTTTAAAATAGTTTACTGAATTTTTATCACAATAAACGATTATATCATACCCCAATCCCTTTGCTGTTATCATTGATAGAATATAATGATTTATAAGAACTATTTTATGTCTTTCATCATCGTATGTCTTTTCAACTCTACCATCGTATGTCCAAATTAATTTTATCATATAAGTCCACTAATACTTTTTAAGATTACATTACCAGCAATTGATATTCTTTCTATATTTGGAGTATTAAACGCCTCTACTTGGTGTGTTAAGTAAGATGGGAAAATAAACATCTCACCTACTTTTGGAATATGATTAAATCC